CATATTGAACTTGGCCTAATACTTCGTTCCCAGGATTATTTTTAAGATTATTTGGAACATCATATGCCCATTCGTCTGCGGTACTTGTATCTGTTGTATAAAATTTTACATCTACTACATCACCTACTGCTAATAAATTTTCAGTACTTTGGGTTTGTTCAAAGGGTGCAAATACAGGCACACCACCATCTGATACTGTCTCATCTGTACCTGGACTTTCGTAAGGTATGACAACATTTTTATCATTAAAAATATAATGTATATCGCGGGTCAATCTTACACCATTATGATATACTTCTGGCCATCCTTGTTCTAAAACTTTATCAATTATAATAATTTTGCCAGTTCCACTTGGTGAAGAATAATATAATATATCGTTTGTTTCTGTTTCAGCAGGAGCAAATGTAACTATTCCACTATTTGTATTGTTATTTGTTACACCTGTATTATATGCTGATGCACTTGCATCTTGTATTTGAAATGCTGTTGTACCATTTGTTATTTCAAATGTATATGTTTGTCCTTTAGCAACATATAATATAGGATTAATCTCTGTAAGTTTTTCAAAGCCATATGCAGATTTTAAATAAAATTCAAACCCAGTTGCAGTTGCTATAACATTATAATCACGTTCTGGTTCAAAATTTGTTGTTCCTAAATTAACAACAAAGTCATCTTCTGCATTTGTAATGTCTTGGGTTACAGTAATAGGTGTTCTAATTTGTTTATAACTTTGTTCCCAACAATTATTAAAATTGTAATCAGATTCATCTCTATTAAATTTTCGTAAGTAATATAATCCTAGGATATTTTTTGGGATAGTTCCTCTGTCATACAAATACATTGTTTCTTGATGTGAATTATTAAACATTATATTAGATGTATTAGTAGAAGACAAATAATTTGTAGTTGCATATGTTAACGCAAATCCTAAAAATTTATCTGCAGATCTATCAGCAGTAGTTTTGTCTTCTAAATATTCAAAAATCGTATTACCTAAAAAGTCTGTTTCAAAATATTCTGATAAAGGTTTAAATGTTGTATCATACAATTCAAATTTTACTGGAACATTTTTAGTACCTTTTTCTTGGGTCAATTTCCATGTTTGCGTTTTTCCATCAAACCAATAATCTTGTCCTTGCAATATGTCGCCGTTTAAACTTGTAATAACATCACCATGTGTCGGAGTACCTGATCCTCTTCCATCTGTTTCTAATGTTAATGCCGTTGCACCGGTATTTCCTGTATTAACTTTAAAAATTTTATTTTTGTAAATAGAATTTGTTGTTCCTGTAAATAAAACTCTATCATCCAGTTGAACAATATATCCATCATGAACTTCAGGGGCCGCACTACCACCCGATAATAAAAATCCATTTGTTATATCGGCAGGATTAAATACTTCTTCAATAATAATATTAACTGGTGCTCTAAAATGTGTTCCATAATTATATAAATGTAAATCACGCTCCCATTCTATAATAGGCCGTTGTGCATAATCATCATCAACAATAATACCATCAATCTTAAAAGACTTAGTAAGATTTAACATTGTGTTTACTGCTTGAATAGTATTAATATGATGCCAATTGTTAACCCTCGACCATGCATTATTATCTCTTGCACATTTTTCCATACAAATATATTCATGAACATAATGTACATCTTTATTAGCACTTATATACGGTGGCATTGCTTTTTGTCCACCCATAACTAATAATACAACCCCAGATGTTGCATATCCTGTACCTGCTTCTGTAATACTAACATTTGCGGTTGCATCTCCGTCAAGCTCGCCTTCTACTATTGCATGAGTTGCTGGACCACCACTTGGATCATATATATTCCAAAATGGATTATATGTATATCCTGTTCCATAATTGGTTATGTTTAGTGAGGAAAGAACGCCAGTTCCTGTATCAGGTGTACCAAGAGCAAGAGTTCCTGGAGCAATACCCATTGAATGTTCAGTTACTGAACATAATGTACTTTCGTCAATTAATGTTATTTCTTTACCTACACCAGTTACTAGATATGTTTTATTATCATCCGAAAATGCAAGACGCATTCCGTTTTCTAATGTTAATTGCCTGTTTCCATGGATAACTTGAGCAGATGTTGTATAGGTACGTTTTCCATTAATTGTGCTTGCATCTTCGCCATGTAATCCAACCAAAGGCAATCCAAATGGTAACCATACATAACTATTCCAATTAATAAACTTGTCAACATCAATAGGCGGACGCCAAGAATAATTAGTATCAGAAAATAATTTATCTAAATTTGTTGTATTGGCTTCAAGGTATTTTAACTTACTAATAATATCATCATACGGAATAGCAGATTCGTATTCTAAAGTAGATGGGTTTTGACTTACAACCGTAGGATCTACTTGATACCTATTATTAAGAGTTGTTTTACTTTCAGAATAAACATCATTTGCTGATGATCGAATTGCACCTACTTTTTTACCTATATAACCTGATTCTATTTTAGGATTACCACTTACAATCATTTGATCTAATGTGGCATTTAAAAACTTCTTATTAGTATCAGATTGGAGATATTCAGGTAATAAATCAAAAGTAGATCGTTTTTTAATGTTCTTACTTGTAGAACCAGGTATAGTATTATTAACCTGATCGTTAGTACTGTTACTAGAATAATCTGCCATTTATTTTTCCATTAATAATAACTACCACTGCCTGAACTAGAACTAGATCCTGTTCCAGTTGCTACACCTGTTATACTTGTTGTTGAAACTGGAGTTTCAACTAATCCGGCGGCAATTCTCATATTTGTTTCGGTATACGAATCGACTATGTCTATGTCAGACACCTTTGCGGCACTAATAAAAAGTTCATGTGCATTGGGTGTAACTTGAAACATATTACCAAATCTAGAATCTGCATTTGTTGGAACAATAACTAATGAAGAAATTACTCCTATCATATTTCTATGAATATACGCCGCAAGTTCTGTAAAATAAAATGTTTCGCCAAAGTCCCAATTGGTTGGTTCAAAATAATCATCTATATGATCTACTATAGTTGCTTTTATTTCATTATCTGTTAAATTTGTTGTAGCACTTTTAACTACTTTAAATTTAGCCTGTAATGCATAATCTGCTTCTGTTCCAAATAAAATTTTATATTCGCATGATTTATAAATTATTGTATCAGATGAAGTTTTTGCATCTTCTAATGCTACAAACATTGTTTTTAAATCTTCTGTCGTATAAGACAATGGTTTATATTTTGCTCGTCTATCATTTTTAAGCCAATTTCTAAATTCAGTATTATATGTATTTGTTAAAACAAATGTATCAATAATATTTGAAACTGCCGGATCAATTCGTGTTTCTTCACTTGCGGCATGCTTCCACTTAAATCTTACACCTGATCGACCTGTATATTTTGCATAAATTAAATCTCTAATATAAGACCACTTAGAAGTATCAGTAGGTAATATACCTAAATTACCTGTAATTTTAGATTCATATTCGGCACCATTATATTCAATTTTATCTGCTAACTCATATGAAGTTGATGACTCCCAATATTTTATAGTGCCATCTGCATTTGTTGGAGGCGGTGAAGTCATTAATGTTTTGTATACATAATTGTCTACTAATTCATCTTCAATATAAATTTCATTTGATCCAACAATACTTTCAAACGCAAACGGATCATCAATTACATAATCTTTATTGGTATCAGCAAATTTTAATAATACTCTACGTGGATCTGTATAACCATCATCATAGGTATAAAATCCTTCTATATCAAAATTATAATTTGCAGTTAATAAAGATGTACCTAATCCTCCGCCGACAGTTGTAAGTGGTTGTAAATTAATATCTAATACTCTAATTTCATCTTTCGTAGATTTTTTTGTTATCTTACTAACTTTATTATCTAATCGCTGATTAAAAAATCTAACATTTTTTATAGATCCAAAATTATATTTTATGGCCCTTGCTAAAAACACCCATTGGTCTGTTTGAAATTCTACTCTTATTATATAACTATTATCTGATTGGGTTCCAGAGGTACTTTCTGTTAAACTAAATGATGTTTCTTGGGATTCTCCCAAATCAATACCTAATATAACTTCATATCGATTATTACGATGATCGTATCGTATACCAAATGAATTATTAAGTTCTAATTGATCTTTAATTGCTGTGATCTCTGTTGCACTAAATTTATTATTATATGCAGGTGCTATACGTTTTATTCTAACATTGTTAGGTATATTTCTAGATAAAGACACGGTACCATATTCTTCTTTAGTTTTACCTGTATATCCTAACGTGGTATTTGTAACTCCTCGTCCATCTCCATACACTCCAGTTATGCTTGCCCAAGTAGTTTTTGATCCTACTACAAATTGATTATTAGAATCAACTTCTGCAAATTCTATATTTGCGCCTTCGATTAAAAACTTACCTATTGCATCTAAGGAATCTTGTCCAATAGCAATAATATCCGGTGAAGTTGCGCCTTTTTGAAAATATCCAGTTGCTTGCCTAGCAGATCCAGTTACTTTTTTCCAAGTCCACATTTTTGCGGCTAAAGCAGGAGTTCCTTCGTCTGATGTTGTGAAATATAAATCATCTGCTGAATCGCCGCCCGACCAAACAAAATCACTTTTATATTTTTGATAATAAAAGTTTTGTACTTCTGATTCTTCTAAACTTGGTTGTATATATTGTTCTATTATGTCTGTTGCATTTAACGTAGTCGGTATTGTTAATGTTTTTCGTAAAAATGTTTCTTCTTCAAATACATATCCATCATCACCAAATATTGTTAAATCCTTGTATGTTCCTGTTGGGTCGTTAATATCAACATAACGAGTATGACCACTATGTACTCTATTTGTACTTTTAATTTTTGTAATATTTGTAGATGCTTGCAATGGATAAACTGCATAATCTGTAGCAGATACCATTCTATTTTGTGTACTATATACCTGTGGTGCTTTAGTTTGAATACTAGTATTTGTTTCAGTTAATGAACTATTTCTTACAGGTTCTTCTAAATCTAATGTAACAATTAAATCGTATAATTGCAAGTCATGTTTACTGAAATACGGTATAGTAATTTCAATATTTTGCATATCATCTGTTCTAATAGTATATTCTTCTCCATTGCCTACTCTATACCATGTCCGAATAATTCCTTTTGGAGCATTACCAAATCTACCATCTGCAAATTTAATACTAATGGCATCACTTGTATTAGTAACTACTTGGTAAATATCTCTAATATTGTTATCAACTGCATTAAAAATAACATTAGAACCAACTACAGTATCAACCGGAGTCCAAGTTGTTGTTATTGCTCCTGTTTGATCAATAGTTTGTACCCACACATCATCATTAGAAATATTCTCAATAGCAATATCTATAACTTGATTTTCTATAGGTCGTGAAACTAATGTATCTTTAAATTCTAATGTACCTTGCTTAAAGTAAAAGAAAAAACCTGTTTTAGCACTAGAATTCCCTTTCCCATCATTAAGATATAAACATCGCATTGCAGAATCTGGATCTGGATACGGTTCAAATAAACCTAATGTTGCATCAACATCAACATTTGTTATTTCAAATGGTATCGCTTCTCCTTGAACAATTCCAGAAAACGTATGAGTTACATTTTGTTGTGTCTGTGAATTCATTTTATAAATTTCGGTTTTAACACCATCGATTGTTTCTACTTTAAAAGGAGAACCAAACTGGGTTGTGCTACCAAATGCAGAATTTATTATCATTAAAAATTGTTCATAGGAATTTGCATTTGTTGCATCATTCCACACAACATCTACATTTAATATATTGTTACCATCAGAATCAATTAATGCTTCTGTTGTTCGAATTGTTTTAACCTTTAACACGCCACTGGAATTTATATTTCTAGTAGGATTGTATCCTAAAAATCTAGCCAACTTTAATATTGAATCTCTGCTTTGAGCAGTCTCCATAAAATTTTCACGAGTAGCAAAATCTGTTCTAAACGCTAAGTTATGGCCCATAAAGGCTATTAGATCCATTAAACTAATAAATTCAGATGATTGGATCCAATCATTGTAATCTTCGGGGTAGTTTAATCTTATATAATCTACCATTGCCGCTTTTAATGTATCAAAATCATATGCTTGAAAATTAGATTGAGCAAATGATTGATATCTTGCTATGTAATCTTCTGCGGCAAATAAAACATCTTGTCGTGTAGCCATTTGTTATACTTCCTCGTTTATTTCGCGGTCAAACTCTAACGCCATAACTTCTAATTGATCTGTGGGTTGATAAAAAAGCCTTAATTGTACACTTAAGGCGTTATCACTTGAATATGTTTCTATTCCTGCTAATCTCCATCTAGGATCTTTTGCAACAATATCTATGCAATCTTCTTTAACTGATTCTTCAGTTGTATCATTCCAAGGCTCAAACATTAATTCCCAAATTGAGGAACCAAAAGAAGGACTCATAATTCTTTCACCTCTTTTAGTATGAAAGTGATTTTTTAAATCCTGTTTTGCTAATTCTATATCGTGTAATTTTCTAGTTTTTGGTCCTTGGACCGTTGAAAATCCTTTAAATAATGTTTTTGCCATGGCATCCTAATAGATTATAATGTATTTATTGAAAAAATAATATACACATTTAATTTTTTTGGTTGACAAATAATCTGTAGAGTGTATAATAGTTGTATAGGTTAAATTAGTTAAACACTTACTTAGGAGCTGATATGGCTAAAGTACAAACAAAGTGGAACCGAACTAAAATAGCAAACCTACTTGCCACAAACGATAAGGCAGTTGAACGTGCCTTAATTGTCATTTTTAATAACCAAGAAGCCGATGAACAGGCTTGCGATATGACTAGCAAAGCCAATGGTGTTGGTTTTACCGCATTTGATGCAGATATTTTTTCTTCCTTTGCAAAACATATTCTTAAAGGACGGTCACTTTCCGTAAAACAAATGGAAATTGCCCGTAAACCTGATAAATTTGGTAATATAAAAATTGCACGTTATTGGAAACAATTACAAGCAGAAATAATCCGTAAGGAGACAGTATGAATGATTTTGAACGTGGTAAACGAGATGGCATGCGAGAAACACTTAATAAAGAACTAAAAAGTTCTGCCATGCGTATTGCTATTCTCGAAGAAGATCTTGATAGAGAGCGTAATAAGAAGTGGAATATTGTTCGCAAGTTAAGCCTTGTTGAAATGGATGGTTATGAAATTGATATGATTTTAGATGATAATGAAGAATTAACACTTCACGATAAGATAGAACGAATCAAAGAAGGATTTACCTTATAAATAATAGCATGGTTTATTATATTTTAATATTTTTATACTGTTGCCATATAGCCTGGGAACAAGGCGTAGAAGATGGTGTTATAAGTTTTGTAGCATTGTCTTGTATTTTTTGGTTTATAAGAGCTCTATATTTGGGAGACGTACGAGACGGTAACCGCTTTTGGCGTTAATAGTATATTCTTCAATTTTAAGATAAATAATTTTAAACAGTTTAGGATAGTTAAATGAAAATAGATGAAGTATGTAATGCAAACCAATGTGTAGTCCAAATGGGAACACAACGTGGTTTTAAATCAGGGCAAGTGGACCCTAAACTTGCTCAAGCCCAAAGTGATAAAGAGGACGAGATATGGAATTGGGAAGGAAACCTGTCAGACAAGGATTATGATACATATGAACGTGCGAAAATGAAAGCATATAAAGCGAAAGACGGCGGTAGTGTATACCGAGCTCATCTAGCAGGAAAACAACAATTAAACAAGCCCAAAACATTAATGCAAGCAGTAGGCGAAGCTTCTGTGAATTTTCCATCGCATGACTTTAGACACACCGAAGAGTTTAGTGTAGAATCAGGTAGAGAAATAGAATTTGCCCAATACGTTGCCCAACAATTAGAAATAATGGGTGTTACAAAAGAACAAGCAACTCGTTTATATAAAGCATCAAAGGATGGCGATTATAGTTGGGTTGAACGATTTGGTGCAAGTCCTAAACTTAAAGCACTTATTGGTCACAATATAGGTACTGCAATGACTAGCAATGCAGTAGCAATTCACAATGGTATGGGTTTACATGCAGGCCTATTAAAAATACAACCTAAACAAACCAGAATACAAAAACCCTCCCGCATTCCAGATGATTTACAACCAGGCGGCCACGACACAGACGAATATCAATATGCTAAGGATGAAAGACAAGCCCAACAATATCGTGATCCTGTGCAAAACTGGAGTGGTTTGCGTTAACCCTTTTACGATAGGTAAAAATGGTAAGAGATTGGGCCAACATTTGGCATAAAGCATTTAAAAAAATAGAACATCATGGACCTGAATTTACTACTATTCGTGTCTACAGAAATGTAACATGTAGAGACGGCTTTAATTTTTCTCTCCAAGCAGGTCCTTCACATTATTCCGAACCAAAAGCAATAGCAAACGAATACAAAGCGTGGGAAATCGGATTTCCTTCTGGCGAAGAACCATTATGGATGGAATGGCAAGAGCCAGGTAATATTCCAACTGAAAGTGTATATGGTTGGGTACCTAATAATGTTGTTAATGCAGTAATTCAAAGACATGGTGGTATAGATGAACGAGAGTTTATTACAGCCAAGCTCTTAAAATAAATACGTGTGCTATGACACAACCACATATTGAAGAACATCTTGATGAACGCCAAGAGCTTGAACAAGAACGTGATTACTATAAAGAACAATATGAAGCAGTTCAAAAAGAACTTGACAAAGTTAAGAAAGAATTAGAAAAAATAAACAAAATTTATTTTAAAGACGGACACTTTTAACTCAGAAACTATTTATGAAACTGATAACAGGTAACGCAAATACCAAACTTGCTATTGATATTGCCGGAATTGCTGGCGTAGAATTGTGCGAAACTCTAGTTACTAGATTCGCAGACAATGAAATCTGGGTAGAAATTAAAGATAACATTAGAGGTGAAGATGTTTTCTTAATCCAGAGTACATGTAATCCAGCAAATGATAATTTAATGGAATTGTTAATACTTGTAGATGCTTGTAAAAGAGCGAGTGCAGGTAGAATTACAGCCGTGATGCCCTATTACGGTTATGCAAGACAAGATAGAAAACCTTCAGGACGATCTCCTATTACAGCAAAACTTGTTGCTAATATGATTGAAGCCGCAGGTGTTGATCGTGTATTAACAATGGATTTACATGCAGGACAAATTCAAGGTTTCTTTGATATTCCAGTAGACAATTTATATGCTCAACCTTTATTTGTTAAAGACTTAATAACAAATCCTATGGTTATTAATGGTAGAGCTATAATAATTTCCCCCGACGCAGGCGGTGTGCCGCGAGCAAGAGCGATAGCAAAACAATTAAATCTAGATATTGCAATTATAGATAAGCGAAGAGATCGTGCAAACGAATCTGAGGCTATGAACGTCATCGGCGACGTTTTAGGAAAACAATGTATAATCGTAGACGATATAATAGATACAGGCGGGACGCTGGTAAAAGCCGCCAAAGCATTAGAAGACGAAGGCTCCGAAGATGTACAAGCCTACATAACACATGGAGTATTGAGCAATGGCGGAACAACGAGGATAGAGCATTCAGCGATGTCTCGTCTAGTGATAACTGATACTATACCAACAGAAGAAAACAAAGTAATACGAAGGTTATCAGTAGCAGATATGTTTGCAGAAGCAATTCGTAGGGTACACCATGATGAATCTATATCAGTATTATTTGAAAAAGCAGAGTATATAACCTAAAGGAAAATGATAGAAGATAATTTTTTAGACACTGGATCTTTTCATGAGATTCAAACAGTATTATTGGGTACAGAGATTCATTGGCATTATCAAGATTTCTTAGGTGTATCAACTGACCAAACTAATCAATTTTACTTTAGTCATGGCTTCTATGAAGGATATACATGGATATCTCCTTTAGCTGGAGTATTAAAACCATTGTTAGACAAAATTAAACCTATTTGTATTCTTAATATAAGAGCAAATCTTGTAACTAGAACAAGCGAAATAATAGAAGCCGGTCTTCATTCAGATTTAAAAGGATTCATATCAGATGAAGATAAATTGAAACAATGGACTACAGCAGTATTCTACTTAAATAGCACAAACGGCTATACAAAATTATCAGATGGAACAAAGATTGAATGCAAAGCAAATAGATTATTAACTATGTCTAGCGATACTGAACATCTAGGAGCAACTTGCACAGATCAAAAACGAAGGGTAGTAATAAATCTAAATTATTTTAGTTAGAATGTATGATTACGAAGCGTGGATAAAATGTCATCCAGATGACTTATGGATATTCGATAAACTCATTCTTGCCAAAAAATTAGGTTACCTTTGCGGACCAGCAGATGTAGCAGTACCAAAATCAGACAACTATATAGTTAGACCTTGTGTTAACCTTGCAGGTATGGGTATAGGTGCAGAATTACGTTTTTTAGAAAAAGGAAGATGGGATTTAGAACCAGGGTATTTTTGGTGCCAAGAATTTAAAGGCAGACATTTAAGTGTTGACTATGCAATTGATCCGATTTCACGTACAATAGAACAAGGCGAAACTATAGAAGGTTTTAGAAGCCCCGCAAATCCAATATGGAAGTTTAATAAATGGATCCGAGTCAACGACAAACTAAAAATTAACTTTATGTTAACGAAGCTCAAAGGTTCCTACGAGCATGTAAATTGCGAATTTATAGGCGGCAGACTTATAGAAATGCATTTACGACACAATACAGAAATGGGCGATTATAATGAGATAATCCCTGTATGGGAAGACGAACTTGCTTCCACAACCCCTCCCGACGGATACATATATGTTGAAGACAAAGATTACAATAGGCTCGGTTTTTTTAAGCGTTAAAAATCATTTTGAAGAAAGTTATAGACTAAGCAAGGTTGCATTTTATAGTGAACTTTGTGAAGCAGTATTAGTAGGTGGTGCAAGTGCTATATTAACTTTTACAGTATTAGATCCCGCTACAAAAATATTCATTCCTATGTATTTTATCGGTAGTGCTTTAGGTGTTGTAAGCACCGTTATACGCAAAGCCTCCTTTGCAACTGTTCTTACAGGATGGTTTACTATTATGAATTTTATTGCATTAATTAAACTTTTTGGTTGACAAATATCTTAAAGATAGTATAATATATGTATTAGTTAAACTTTATTGGAGTTCCCAATGAACGATAATGAATGGGATTTTGTACATGAAGATGTGGCTCTAGAAAATATTAACTTATTTGATATGGAACCACAGCAAAAGTTTAACGATACACATTGCTTGGCACATATTATGTGTTGGGCAGGTGCGTTTCCTAGTGTTTCTCAGGCTAGGAAGAACGGATGGGGTCGTCCTGTCCCTTTTGGGTTTTCTGAATTTAAAGTAGGTAAACGCAAAAGATGTATTTTCATCCTTAATCGAATAGGAGAAAAATGAGGTATTTTTATTTGGTGCTTGTAGCACTTTTAACTGTTGGTTGTTCCAGCAAACAAGAATTGGTTAAAGAAGCCCTTAATAGTGTTGGTGATCGCCCAGGTTGGGTTATGAAACCTCCAGCACCAGAAGGTGATCAACTTTACTTTGTCGGTACAAGTGCTTTATATGGCACTGAAAAACATGCCCGCAGAGATGCAAAGAGGGATGCAATCCGGGAAATGTCAGAGTATGTTCGTGTTCTTAATAAGAATAAGTTTGAACGAGCAAGTGTTACATATGGCATGGATAGTTTCGTAATTATGCCTACTGTTAGTGAGCGTAATTTTGAAAAAATTATGAGTGCATCTACCGCAAATTATTTGCGGATTGAAGATATGTACTTTGAGCGTGAAGCCGATAGTGCAGGAGTTCCAGGCTACAAATACTTTATGCTTACTGGTATTAGCAAAACGGATCTTGAAACAGCATTGCAATCAAATGCAAAAGCCAATGCTGAAGATGCCCAAAAAGCAATGGGGCTTGCTAGTACTGAAGCGGCAAAGGCACAATG